GGGAAAACGGTCTATAGACCAATATAGTATTATGATACTATATTCCTTTAAAGAATAGGTTTGAATCCTTATCTCTATAGTCTAGATCTATCCGTAAGAATCTTGCGGGTTGTAGATCGGGATTTATACTACCTTACAGTATTACCACTTAGAATAATATGAAATACATTCATACATCAATTTTAAAAAGATTGTTGTATTTATGCTTTCCTACTATTCAAACTAAGTCTTTCCTTAGACCTCTTTTTATATTCATTAACAAAATGATTAAAAATTGGGGTATAATCTATACTATTAAATATTATAAGCAGATGAGACTACACTGCACACGTTATATGTGTGGTGTACCTTTACTTACTAATAATATGAGTATTGGATTAACTAAGGATGGATGACCTAAGAAATTATTATTTCTTAAAACTTTCGCTGATAATTACAATGTAATGAATTATAAATTTGTTTTAACAATTTTAAACTTTTCTCGTAGTTTTGAACTTAGTTCAAAAGAATGAGGAAAGGTTAAACCAAATTACAATACAATTACGGAGAAATCTACTGGTAATTTTACAATTCCATCAGGTTTTATTAACAAATTTGTTAAAAACCATAGAATGTATCAAGACCACCCTTCTTTTTCAAAAGATGATTTATATTTATCATGTAAGGCTGGACCTGATGGGCCAGCTACACTTACATCTCTTAATAGTCTTATTTTATATAACTATGAAGAAATGCAAAATATAATGAACATCACAGATAAAGAAGGTCAAGATTTCTTTTGTCAATCTATTACTTTGGCTCATGAATTGGGTGTTAAACCTAAAATGGGTAACCATTTTAAAGGTAAAATATCTTATGTAAAAGATCCAGAAGCAAAGTTAAGGATTATAGCCATTTCTGACTATTATACTCAATTGTTTCTGAAACCTATACATGAAAAAGTTTTAAATATTTTGAAAACTCTTCCATGTGATAGAACTTTTACTCAAGATCCATTTCATCAATTTGAAAGTAATGACGAAAGCTTTTGATCATTAGACTTGTCAGCAGCTACTGATAGATTTCCTATAGAATTACAATATAGACTATTAACAAGAATCTTTTCTGAGAAACTTGCACATAGTTGACATTGAATTCTAACTAATAGGGAATTTATAACTCCAGAATCTGACACTGTAAAATATTCTACAGGGCAACCCATGGGAACTTACTCATCCTGAGCTGTCTTTACCTTATGCCATCATATGGTTGTACAATTTTGTGCATCCATTGAAGGTTTTGAAGATTTTAACCAATATATAATATTAGGTGACGATATCGTTATTAAAAATGATAAAGTTGCTAAACGTTATATAAAAGTTATGACTTCTTTAGGTGTTGACATTTCAGAGCAAAAGACACATGTATCAAAAAATACATATGAATTTGCTAAAAGATGGATTAGACCTTTAGAGAATAAGGAAATTACTGGAATTCCTTTAAAAGGAATTATTTCTAATTATCGTAATCCGATAGTAGTTTATACTATCTTATATGATTACTTTAAATTAAAAAATAACCAATATTTTTCTTACTATTCTTTAGATTGAGT